TCTTTGCTCTTATCTGAAACGAACCAAACCAGTTCAGGTGGTTTCAGTTTGGCTGCGTCTGAGTCGCCTGAGTTTGGCCGTGTTCAGCCACGGTTGGAAACGCCAATTGTTGCAGGCCCTTCTTATGGTGATCTAGTTGCAGGCTGGTCTGAGCGAGTGCTCAACAAAACATTGTTTGGGTGGCAACGTCAAGCGTTGAATGGCCAGTTGACCCATGATGACAATGGTGATCTTGTGCATCGTGAGTCGCTTGTTTCGACGGCTCGTCAGAACGGCAAGTCCGTTGCGCTTACGGCGCTTATTGGTTGGTGGCTTACAGACTTTGCAGCGATGCGTGGCAAACCGATGCGTGTTCTTTCTACGGCTAACAAACTAGATCGTGCTGTTGCTATCTTCAATGAACTTGCCCCGGTACTAGAGGCGCATTACGACGCCAAAGTAACCTGGTCTTATGGGCGCAACAAAGTCGAGATAGGCAATTGTGTTTGGGAGGTTCGTGCTGCGACGCCTCATTTGCATGGTGGTACTTACGACCTAATTATCGTGGACGAAGTTTGGAACGTCACCGAAGAAGTTTATTTTGACGCTCTACGGCCGTCGCAAATCGCTGTGAAATCACCTTTGCTTTCTTCGTGGTCAACCAGTGGCGATGAGGGGTCGAAAACTATGCAACGTCTTCGGGAGCAGGCACTAGGGGCAATTGACAAACACAAACAGACACGGCTTTATTTTGCCGAATGGTCACTGCCTGATGTTGACCCGAATGACACTTCATACTGGCGTTGGGCGAACCCAGCCTTGGGCGAAACCATCACCCTTGACGCTCTTCATGCAGCTGCAGAATCTCCCGATCGTGCAGCCTTCCTCCGTGCGCACCTAAATCTGTGGGTCTCTTCGGCTGACGCATGGCTACAACCTGGCGTCTGGGAAAAACTGAAGACCGAGCAGGAATGCCCTGCCGGTGGCGTGTTGGCTGTGGATTGTTCTGTGGATAGTTCCAAGTATGTGGGGATTCGTTGTGGACTAACTGAGGAACAAACGATTGTGGCCACAGTCGAGTTCTCTACCGAGTCCATGAAGGAGATGTGGCTACAGATTGAGAAGGCTATGGAAGCAGACCCGAAACTGCGTCTGGTCATCTCGCCAACTCTTGACGTCCACACCCCCGAAAAGTTAGAACGCAGGCGCACCACTTTCGGCTATGCAGAAATCCTCAAACTGACAGCCCTCACTAGATCGCTAATTTTGGAGCATCGGGTTTTGCACCGTGGCGAAGAACTACTAGCAAGCCATGTCAACAGGGCTGTGCTTGCTAGGGCTAACGGCCAAGTGGTTATCTCTTCCCAGCGTTCACCTGGGCCTATCGAAGCAGCCCGACTTTTAGTGGTCGCTGCAGCGATGGTCTCACGCCCAATAAATACTGGCAAGGCTGCAATGGCTTTCCGTAGATAGTTGCATTTGCAACAATTGTGTGTAAGACTCCGAGCGTGGGTCTTTTCTCTCGCAAAATCCGAGCCGAATTCGCCAGTGCGCCTATCAAGGCTGCTGCTGGTGTCGGCTCGTCCGGAATTCCACCGTTTTACTCATGGAGCAGTGGCACAGTTGAGACACTGGCGTTGTCACTGCCCACTGTTTCACGCTCTTATGATCTAATGGCTTCAACCATTGGAAGCCTCGAATTCAGGCAGTGCACAAAGCAGTGGACAGGCGAAAAATACGAAAAGATTTATGTTCCTAACGAAACGTGGATGGAGCGCCCTGATCCAAATGTGCCACGCCAGTTTATGCTTGCAAACACATTCAAAGATTTGTGGTTTTACGGTCGAGCCTTTTGGTATGTAACTAGCCGTAACGCTGGCGACGGACGACCAATGTCTTTTCGTTGGCTGCCAGCTGCAAACATTCAAACCCCTGACGAAGTAGGCCCACAGTATTTTGGGATGACCGATGACATTCAGTTCAACGGCGTTCCACTTGACGCTTCAAATGTGATCACATTCTTGTCACCAACGACTGGCCTTATTTTCACAGGTAGCAGAGCGTTCAACATTGGTTATCACCTAGACCAAGCAGCCGACCGATACGCAACTATTGAAACAGTGCCTGGCTATCTTCAGCAAACTTCTGCTGGCGAAACTATGTCGGGTGAAGAGTTAGGCGACCTTGCTTCGTCTTGGGCGCAGGCTCGCCGTGATGGAAACGTCATCGGCGCACTCAATAACTTTGTCGAGTTTGTCGAGTTTGACAAAGACCCGATGAGTGTCAACAGCGAACAACGCCAGTATCAAGCGTTAGACCTTTCGAGGCTCTGTAGCGTCCCTGCGTATCTCGTTTCGGCACCCACCCCCGGTGCTTCAATGACCTATCAGAACGCACAGCAGGCTCGTCAAGACCTTTGGTTGTTTGGTGCGCAGATGTACGCCACAGCAATCACACAGCGCCTTTCAATGGATGACGTGTTGAGCCGTGGACGCCACGTTGAGTTTGACCTTGACGATCTACTTGAACAGAACGACATGGCCGAAATGTATAAAGAACCTGAAGTGCCTACACCATCGGAGACAGAATTATCATGATCAGACTTCAAGCCATCCCAGTGACACTGGATGCAGCTGCAGGCGAAGATTCGCCACGCACCATCACAGGCGTTGCCGTACCTTGGGATGTCACAGCAACAGTTTCAGACGGCACAAAGGTTTCTTTCCTTCGTGGCGCTTTTGACCTTGAAGCAAAGAACCCGAAACTTTTGGAAAATCACGATTCTTCGCAGTTGCGTGGCGTTGTGACTGAACTTGCAGATTCAGAAGAAGGACTTTTGTTTACTGCAAAGTTTGCCAAGACCAGAGCATCAGATGATGCGATTGAACTTGTCAAGGCAGGCGCTTACGACTCCGTGAGCGTTGGCGCTATCCCACTGAAGTTCACAACCACAAAAGACGGAACAATGATTGTTTCTTCAGCATCGCTAGAAGAGATCAGCCTTGTTGCATCCCCGGCATTCAAGGATGCCATCATCACAGAAATCGCTGCTTCCGAACCTGAAGAAGAAGCAACCGAAACCCCCAACAACGACACTTCCGAGGAGGAAACCATGTCACAAGAAACACCAGCAGTCGAAGCCTCCCAGCCCGACATTATTCAAACTCCACTGCTTGCAACAGCACGTCGTGAGTTCAAACTTCCATCAGCATCCGAATACATCGCAACCTTCGTTCGTGGTGGCCACGACTGGGCACAGATGAACGCAAACATCCGTGCAGCAGCACCCGACGTTGTAACCAGCGACATCCCCGGCGTCATCCCAACTCCAATTGTTGCACCGATCTACAACAACTTCCAAGGCCGTCGCCCACTTATCGACGCCACTGGAGTTCGTTCAATGCCACAAGGTGGAGCAGTGTTTATCCGTCCAGTAGTAACAACTCACTCGACAATTGGAACTGCCACACAGAACACCACAATTTCAGCATCAGCATTTGAAGTTGACGATGTGCAAATCACCAAGACAATTCAAGGTGGCTATGTTGAAATCAGCGAAGCCTCAATGGACTGGTCACAGCCTGAAGTCCTCGGCGCTTTGTTAGACGACATGGCTCGTGTTTATGCAGACCGTACCGACCTGCTTGCGTGTTCAGAACTTGACACTGGCACAACGAACAGCAACAACTTTGCAAACGCATCAGTCAGCGACCCTGCTTACTGGGTTGAGTGGATGTATACAGCAGCTGCAGACATTCTCAATGGCTCGAATGGCAACTTGCCTTCAGTTCTTGCTGTGTCACCAAACGTCTGGAAGTTGCTTGGCTCATTGAGCGACACTGCAGACCGTCCGTTGTTTCCACAGGTTGGCCCAATGAACGCATACGGCACACTTAGCCCCGGTGGAGACGCAGGTTTTGCATTTGGACTTCGTGTTGTAGTTGACAGAAACATCACTGCGCTCGGTATGTACATCATGGACCCAACAGCAATTGAAAACTGGGAACAGCAAAAAGGCGCAATCAGCATTGAGCAGCCTTCACAGTTGTCACGCCAAATTGCTTTCCGTGGTTACTTTGCTTCAAAGGTCATCGACCCAACCAAGTCCATCAAGGCTGCTTTCGTCTAAACCGACGAACTACTAGAGGAACTGAAGAACCATGGCCACTTATGATCTAGCGTTTCACACACGCCTAGACGGTGTTGTGGTTCTTCAGACCTTTGTAGAAACAGGTATTCAAGTCGGTGATGTTGTCACCATCGCTGGCGCTGGGCATAACATCAACGGCACACACACCGTCCTATCAACGCAAGATAACGAATACATCGGACAGTCAGACGAAGGCGACTTTGAGTTTGACAACGAGGTCATTCGACTGTTTCAGTTTCTCTTCCGAGACGCTGGCGACGATCTAGAGCGTTCTGTTGCTACAGGAACTGTCACTTTCACACCGTCTGTATCGTGGATACAGGCTTCCGATGTGACAAGTTGGTTAGGTATTGACGTGGCTACTGCTAACGACACGGCCTTCATAACGGTCTGCGTCAATGCCACCAACAACTGGTGTTTCAGAAAGCGTCGTGAGGCTGGCTATACAGACTCGATGACAACAGTGCCAGGTGCCGATGTGAAACTTGGGGCGATCATGTATGCAGCAACTCTCTACCGTGAGCGTGGCTCTGCAGATTCGTTTGCCTCATTCGACGCAATGTCTTCAATACCTATCCCTTCAACCATGGGACGAATCATGTCTCTCATTGGTTGTGGCCGTCCACAGGTGGCGTAATGGCTGCATCTGGAATCCTTGTTGACGCAGTGAACGCAATCAAAACAGCGCTCACAGCGTTGGGTTTGAAACCAGTCACAGACCCACGCAACGCACGCCCAATGTCTGTCTTTATTGAACTCCCAGTAATGACGTCATTCACTTACAACGTGGGCGACTTTCGCATCCCAGTTCGCATACTTGCAGCTCCCCCCGGCAACCAAGATTCAGGTGACTACCTGATGACCACGGTTGACACAATTATGAACTCTTCCATTGCCGTAGTTGACGCCCGACCGGGCAACGCTTCATACGGTGGGCAAGACATACCAACATACGATTTGACTGTGGCTATCGCAGTCAGACGAAACTAGAAAGGTCAGAAATGGCATCAACAACATTCCTCAGCAACGCAACTGTGAACATCACACAGGGTGCTACTACATACACAAAGATTGGCGACAACGCCAACCAAGTGACATTGACCATCGGTCAGGACTCGCTTGAATCAACAGCATTCGGTGACACTGGTCATCGTTTCGTTGGTGGCCTTCAGAGCGTTGAAGTTACTATTGAGTTCTTCCTTGCTTACGGTGGCTCAGGCGCAACAGCAGAAGTTGAAACAGCACTTGCAGACATGGTCGGCAAAGGCAGCACAACACTCATCATCAGCCCATCTGGAACGACTGAGTCAGCGTCTAACCCTGAGTACACCATTACAAACGCAATGTTGGAAAACTTTACGCCTATCAACTCAACCGTGGGCGAACTCGCAACCGTGACGGCTACCTTTACTGGTGGCACATGGGTTCGAGACATTACCTGATCTAAGGAAAGAGGGAAACAATGAAAATCCAACTACGCATCACGCCGAACGAAGGCGAACCATACGAACTAGAAACAAATTTGTTTGTAGTGGTCGCTTGGGAACGCAAGTTCAAACAGAAGGCATCTTCACTGGCCAATGGCATCGGCATTGAAGACCTTGCGTTTATGGCATACGAATGTTGCAAACAACACAACGTTCCAGTGCCCATAACATTTGACGAATACATCAAATCCGTGAACGCCGTGGAGGTAGTTGGTCAAGAAGACCCAAAAGCCACGGAAGCAACAGTTACAGAAGAGCCTTAGCAGAAGTACTTGTTGCCACCGGGTATTACCCCCCACAAATACCATTTGAGACGGATGACCTAAACACGGTCATTGAGATTTTGAATAAACAACAGAAAGCAGCGAAACGGAAATGACAGCATCAGCCTCCATAGAAATGACAGGTCTGAAAGAAGCCATCCGTTCACTGAACAAAGTTGAACCTGGTCTTCGTAAAGAGTTCACCAAGAACGCCAACGAAATCGCCCAACCAGCCATCCGTGAAGTTCAGCAGGGCTACGCAAAAATTCCTTTGTCGGGTATGGCTCGAAACTGGACAGACAAATCAGGACGCAAAATCTTTCCGTTCTCCGTGGCTAAGGCACAGTCTGGAGTCAAGTTGAAAGTGGATGCTGCAAGGGAAGCCGTGAGCCTGATCTACATCACACAGACCTACGTCGGCGCTGCCGTCTTCGAGGCTGCAGGGCGTAGCAACCCCAACACACTGGGAGACTCTCTAGGGCCACTCAAACCCAACCAGACGAGAGTTCTTGGGCCTTCTGTATTTAGGAAGCGTGGCGAAATTGAAAAGGCTTTACAACGCCTCTCAATGGATGCCATTCAGCGTGTCCAGAAAGAACTGAACTAATGGCTCTGGCTATACCAATCATAAGCACCTTTGACGGAGGTGGAGTTTCCAAGGCAATCAACGAATTCAAAAACCTTGAAGGCGCTGGCAAGAAAGCCCAGTTTGCTATCAAAAAAGCAGCCGTTCCTGCAGCTGCAGCATTGGCTGGTTTAGCCGTTGTCCTGGGCGACGCAGTATCGGGCGCTATTGAAGACGCTGCAGCCCAAGACCTGCTTGCTAACAGCCTAAGAAAGACCACTGGCGCAAACGACGCACAGATTGCCAGCGTCGAAGACTGGATAACGGCACAAGGTCAATTGCTCGGAATTTCGGACGACAAATTGAGGCCGACGTTGAATCGGCTCGCTAGGGCAACTGGTTCAGTTACTACGGCGCAAGAGTTGGCGACTCAAGCCATGGACATTGCAGCAGCCACCGGCAAACCACTGGAAACCGTCGTAGGCGCATTAGAGAAAGCCTATGGTGGCAACCTTGCAGCCCTAGGCAAACTTGCTCCTGAATACCGTCAGATGAT